GTCATTTGCCGGGCCATACCACAGCTCGGTGCGCTGGGTGTCTTCGGCGCCAGCAGGAAAGCCCCACTTGATGCCGATGCCGAACAGTTCGCTGGTCGTGGTCAGGAACGCCACCGCCGGCGGTAGGCCGACCTTACCTTCCAGGTTGGTCAGGTTTGAGCTCTTCCAGATCGAGGAGATATCGAAGGCGCTCACCGCGCGGACACGGGCTACATAGGCGCCAGCGTAGATGCCCACCACGTCAACGTTGGTCATGCCCGTGCGCAGCAGCTTGACCCAGTTCCCGCTGTCCTTGCGCCACTCGATATCGTAGCCCACCGCGCCATCAACGCCCGGCCAGCTTATTGTCATCGTCGCAACAGCCAACCCCTGCACCACAGACGAAGATACGGCAAGCGAAACGCTCGTTGGCGCAGGAACAACAGTGATCGGGATCGCGCTGGTTGGACGCTCCTCGAGCCGAGCGCCAGTGTCGATGCGAGCAAACTTGCTTGGCTCGAACTGCAACGCGCTGATTTCAAAGTCACCCTCTGCGGTACGTTTTGTACGCAATACTCGATACAGCGGAATTGCGAGTTCATCAGCGTCAAGAGCCCATTGAAGCTGCGCAATAGGCGGCTCGCTATAGTCCACGGTGACGGTTACGTCACGCCCGGTTACGCTTTGCACGGTCCGACCTTCAGCGCGGCCGCCTGGCAGGTTGATTATCAGCCGATCTCCTGGCTTGGCCTGAGTATCGCGATCAAGTCTAACAACGCGGCCAGCTACCGCTGCGATGCGGCCGCCAACTTCGCGGCCAGCGAGCAACGAATCCGCCACCGGGATGATGTGCCCCGGTAGCGGAATGACTCCCTCCATGCCGGTCTTGAACGATACAGTGCGGTCTTGGTTGTTGCTCAAGATCGCCCACTTGCCGCGGCGCTGAGCCTCAGAGGCGCGGGTGCAGCCAATAGCGCTCAGCTCGGTCGGCCGGTCGCCGTAGCGGCGCTGTAGATCCAGATCTGCGAACGGAATGACGTCGGTGTCGTAGTTGTTGGCTGGGTTGTCGTAACTGACCAGTGCCCGGGTGTACCGGGTTTTCGCCGAGGCACTGCCATAAGAAAATTTTCCGTCAATGACGTTGGTGCGGGTGAACACGTAGTCGAAATCCTGCGCACGCGGCATGTCTGCCTGCATCACCAGCTGGCCCTGCGCCCAATACGTCATGCCCCGATAAATCGCCGAGATATCGCGCAGTAGCGACCAGGCATCGGCCTTGCCCTGCAGGTTCATGTCGCAAAGGAAACGTGGCTCCTGACCGCCCAAGCCATTCGGCACCAGTTGATCGCAGTACTGGGCGATCCGGTACAGCTCCCATTTGTCGACCATGAACGGCTTGATGCGCTTGCCAAGGCCGAATCGATCCTCGGTACAGATTCCGTAGGTAATCCACGCCGGATTGTTCGTCCAGGCAGATTTCATGGTGCCGTCCCAGGTGCCGCTGTACGTACGCTGGATTGGGTCGTAGTTGCTCGGTACCATCCACCGCCGCGCATTGCACTCCACGGTGACGGATGGGATGTTGGTGAACTGCTCGGCGTCAAACTCGATGTAGAGCAGAGCGGTGTTCGGGTAGCGAAGCTTGGCGTCGATCACTTCAGTGATGCCGGCGATCAGCATGGTGTCTGCGACCTTGTTGCTGTTCTGGTTCGGCGTCAGGCGGCGTATACGGATCTGCCAGCCCGTGGTGGCGTCTGGCAGGTCGATGCGGCGCGAGCGCTCGTAACGCGTCGTGGTCTTGCCGTCAACAGCATCTTGGTAGACCTGCTGGTAGGCCCCGCCGTCTGTGGCCAAGTCAATCGCGTAATCAATGCGGTACCCGACCACATTGCCTTCGTCATCCTGGCGCTGCAGGGCCGGCCACGCGAAACGAATGCGTACCGCTGACAACTGGGTGTTGGTGATCGAGCGAACCCAGGGCGAATCACTACGCAACTCAACGTTCAACGACGTTTCGTTTTCAACGGCTGGAATGCCGGGGATATAGGTCTGGTCCACCGAGCCTGGGCGCCAGTCCCACTTCACGTTCGGGAAGTTGTAGTTGCTGCTGGCATCCCGGATCGGGGTGTTGTCCAAGTAGATGTTGTAGTCGGTTGGGGTTTCGTCAAACTCACCCTCGCCCACGGCGATAAGCAGTTTTGCCAGGTTGGTCGAGCGCAAACTGTCGCTAGCTTCGGTTGGCGACTTCGGCTTGCTGCTGCCGCCCTTTTCGCCGTGAACATCGATCGTTGCAACTGAGCCCATGCTTTCCTCCAGGCAAAAAAAACCGCCTATTGGGCGGTTGGTGTGACGCTGTAGTAGTTACGCCCTGTCTTCGGCATAGATTGATGCTGAGATGATCATTCCGCCCCAGCGGCGTCTGCCGATGCAGATCGGGACAGGGTTTCCGCTGGCCGTGGTGTTCTTGGCAGACCCGAAGGCGTAGCTGGGCATATTTTCCGGCGAAGCGCTTTGCTTTAGGCCCGATGCTTGGGGGCTGAGCATTTGGATTACCCCGCCAAGCGCCAATGACGCACCGAGCGACTGCCCCCAGCCCTGCATACCAGGGATGAAAAAAGAAGCGACGAAGATCACTGTGCCTATAATGGTTTGCAGCAGTCCAGCGCGCTTGCTGCCGCCCACAACAGGGATAATGCGCACCTCTTTGACTCCACCAAGATCAAAATCACCTACACCGACATTCCTCTTATTCCGGAAGATGGCGAATCTCATTCCAAGCAGATCCAGCCGCCGAATTTCTTCAGTGAATCCTGGGATCGTAGCCTTCAGCGCGGCAAATGCCTCATTCACGCTACCACTATCCAAAAGGCGTCGATGAAGCCTACCAAAGCGCCGCGCCAAAGGTCCTGACAGCTTAATTGATGTCATCGGCGAGTAATGCGTAACTGCGGACATTAGTTTCCTCCAGGCAATAAAAAAGCCGCCAAATGGCGGCCGTATTTCGTTCGATTACTTAGAGACAGGCCTTAACAGCAGCTTCGATAGCACTTCGTCCAATGCCAGGCATCCACGCCACCCGTTGATAAAATACAACCGAGCTGCCGTATGAGGTTTTCTTTACTTCGAGCAACTCATCGGTCATTTGCATCGCGCTTATCACTAACCTGTAGCCGTTCTCAGTTTCTGATATCACCGCCTCAGATCGGGCGTCCTGCCATTTTGGAAAAACACATAACGCATAGCGCTCTGGATCCTTTGATGTAGATAAGCTAAAGCTAGGACTATTTTTTTCAAGGTCGCTCGGTGAAACGCAACCAACCAGTAACCACCCAGCAATCAAGAATGCTAAAAACACCCTAAAGTTAGACAATCTCATCATTGAAAACTGTCATATACGTACTTATGATTTAGCGGCTCAGACTTTTTGTAAGCGTCCTGCCAATCTTTCGCATATATAGAGAAGGTTTGTATCTTTTCAATTTTCCAACCGCTAGTCACATCCACGCGTTCAAGGATGTATTTAAACTGTTCACCAGCCTCTTTTACCTTTCGATCTTCATCGGTAAGAGTTGCCCCAACCTGAGGAGGAGATGAATTCTTTATTAAAGCAACAACAACTGCACGAGTATCAGACTCAACTTGAACTTTAGTGATCTGCCTATCGAAGCTTACGACCATCGTCTCACATTCAGCTTCATGATTGAAATTACTAGCAGCTAGCGCTTTAAACTTATCCAAATAAGGCTTTCTGAGATCTATTATTTTTGGACATATTTCTTGATTAACGCGCATAGATGCATCTTTTAACGCCCACCAAGATTTTACCGTTGCATCTGGAGAGTTAGTTGCCAACTTCATCTCATTAACATTTTTTGTTGCAGCCCCTGCCGATGTTGAAATATCTGTCTGTTCAAAACACCCGGTCAGCATAAGCGCTAGGGATACACCTAAAATCACTCTCATCTGGTCACTCCTGTGAAAATCAGGTAACCATATCACTGAGCGTCTCTATGGCGAAGAGTCATACGCACTCGTTGAAGCCACGGCCCACCGAAAACGATTATTTCCGATGGCCTGCCGTACAGGTGGTGCAACAAGAACGGGCCGGGGCCGAAGGTCGATGCGTCCTCACCGGGCAGCGCCGGATCGGCGCTGAGGAAAATGCCGGCATGATTTGGGTAAACCGTCCGCCCCACCTCCATCACGATCATGTCGCCGCGCTGCGGCTGGTCGACCCGATAGAAGCCGGCGGCCTCGTAGTTCGATTCATACAAGCTGGTGTTGTCCTTGTTCTCCCACCAGCCATCGGCGCGCTTGAAGGCTTTGAACTCTAGCCCCCATTCGCGCTTGTACCAGTCAGCGCAGACTTGCCAGCAATCCCACGCGCCGTGCACGAAAGGCCGCTTCAGCAGCGGCACCTCGCCGGACGGCATGACCGTACGCAGATCGCCTTCGGGCCAGCTCAGGATGTGCCAGGGCAACGCAGTCGCTTCGCACATGGCCAGGTCGCGCGGTGACGGCCGGCTGGTAGCATCTGGATGCGAATGCACAATGCCGATCACCTCGCCGATATCCTCAGCCGTGGCGTACTCCTCCGGGTCGATGCGAAACTCCTCGTTCGGCTCGGTCGCGACGTTATCGCAAGGGAAATACTGCTGTTTGCGCCCAACGGCCAAAAGCAACCCGCAGCACTCTTTCGGGTACTCTGTAGCTGCATGCGCCTGGATCGCGGTAATGATGTGTTTGCGCATTTTCAGCTCCTGCTGATCAATGAAACAGCGGGAAACCCACCGAACGGCAGAGGGTTACCTTCGCCGAAGCGAGGGGTGCAGCCCTTGCCCAACGTGGCATCACATTCATCCAGTTCGGGATTGTCGGTGATGACACCGTCCTTCGTAACATGCGGACCGGTATAGCCGCAGTTTGGCCCGCGATAGCCGCCGGTGAGGCACCAGTGGCATAGGGTCGTGGCTTGTCGGCCGATAGACTCATTGCCAACGTCGCCAGGGCTCGCCAGCTCCCAGCTAACCGTTTCCCCGTCTTCATTCGTTTTCTGGTCGATATACCAGACCTCGATCGTCTCTTGGTTTGGGTCGGCTGTTGGGTTGCCGGCTGGAAAATTAGCAGCATCAAGGTAAGTGCCCAGCGTGTGCCGCATCGTCAGCTTGAACTCGAGTAGATCCTCGAACGCAAGACAGAGCGCTGTGATCCGCCCGTTGACGTTGCCCACCGATAGCGTTGGACGAACTGCCGTACCGTCGCCGTTTGCCTCGATGCCGTCGATCTGCATCGGCCAGGCGCCATACTCCTCGCCCTGCCAGTAGATCGCCTTCGCCGGTAGTTGGTCAGCATCGGCACCAGCGGCGATCAATTCGTCCGCCGTGTACGGGATCGCATGCCCATGGAAGCGCAGGACGTCCGCACCGTAGTCCGCCCCATCCAATTCAAAGAGCAACACTTCACTGCCAGGCTCAAGAGTCTGGATATTACTTATCAGTGGCATGATTCCCCCTTATGGAAGAAACGATTGGGTGAAGGTAGTGGTCAGGGTGAACATCCCGGCACCGTTCGGGCTTACCGCCGGAGCAGTTGCCCTAAAAAAAGAGAGCTCACCCAGCGGCGGCGTCCAGAAGAAAGACTTATGACCAGCGTGCCGATCAAGAAATGCCTTGATCTGTATGGCGATCGCCTCCTTTACAACGAACGTAAGCGGCCAGGAATCGACCTTGTTATTCGGCCCGTCGCCAACGACTTGCTCGTAGCCGTTTCCGAATTTCGAAGATCGATTCCGGTATTCCGGCAGGCTGGTGGCCGAGATCATCGGGCACCAGCCAAAGGTTTCAACGGCCATTCACGAGCCTCCAGATTTGTCCGCCAGGCTGAGATTCCTTGGCAATTTCCGCTTGAGCTCCACGACGTGCTACATCCGCATAAGCCTGACCAAGTGCCTGCGTGTCTTGCTGCGAAGTACCTCCGTCGGCGCCTTGAACTTGGAACGATTGCTGGATCACAACGCCTCCTACCGCCGAAGTTTTCGCGGCAGAATCTCCAGACAAGCCAACGTAGCCACCATCTGCGTAGCCACGCTTATTCAGACTGACCAAGTAGTCCTTCATGCCAGGCTGATCCACCACTTCCTTACGGATCACAACCTCGCCGCCGTGAACGATGCCGGCAGGCTCGTACTTCCCGCCTTGGCCGGTGTAGCCGCCCTCGTCGAAATACTGGGAGGTGTACCCAGCAGCGGTACTGCCAAGTGAAGCAGTTGCAGAGCCCCCGCCGCCGAAGGCACTTCCGATCACAGCGCTGAGCCCACTGCCCGCAATGCTGCTGAAGACGTTTGATGCTGCCGACTGCAACGCCATCTTAGCGATCATCTTGGCAAAACTCTTTGCGACATCACTGAAGCTCTGATCAGCACCGAACGCCCAATCAACCGCTGCATCCGTCAGGCCGTCGTACAGCGACGTGAATGCCGACCGCGCCTGACCTGCCACATCCTTGGCCTGGTCCAGGTAGTTCTGAAACGCAGAGGAGGCCCCCAGCGTCCAATCACTCCGTGCCTGATCCTCGTCCTCGTAATACTTGCTTTGCATCGCCAGGCGCTGGTCAAGCGCGGACCTTAGGGCCTGGGTTTCCTTGTCATACAGTTCGGTGCTGAACTGGTCCTTGCTGCTCTTGTTGTAGTCCGAGGTCAGCTTGTCCATTTGCGACTGATAGGACTGCTGAATGCTCAGTTGCGCCTGCAGGCGCTTGGCCTGCTCATCGCCCATGCCGATCCCGGCGAGGTTGTTGTCCAGGCCTTGCTGAGCACTGGACAGTTGGCTTTTCAGGTTTTCATCGAAAGCCGCGAGCTTACGGCGTGTTTCCAACCCCTTTTCACGCAACGTGTTCTCGGTTTCGAGTGCGGCATTGCGCTTGAGCTGAGCAGTGATCAGGTCTTGGTTTGCCAGCAGCGATTTTTGGTCAGCCGTGAGGGTCTGTTTCCCCTTGATGTCCGCCAGCTGCTGCTCCCACTCGACCAGCTTTTTCGCACTCGCCCCAAGTGTCTGGCTTGCCGCCGACTGATCCCCAATAAGGGCATTCTGCTGCTGGAGAACAGCGTATTGCTGTTTGGCCTGATCAAGCGCCTTGATCCCTGCATCCTCACGGTACTGCGGCGTTTTTTCGGCCTTGGGGTCCTTGTACTTGTCGTTGATATTGGCAATATCTTTCGCCTGCTGATCTGGGGATATCAGCAGCGACTTATCGCCCGATGCACGCGCCTGGATGATTCGGCGCTCTACCAGCAGCCGGTAGTCACCCAGCTCACGAGCGCGTTTGTCGGCGTTGGTTTCGGTATCTCTGCGCAGCTTGTCCAGAGAGACCTGGTCCGTGAGCGCCTGCTGTTGCTGTTGCTGCTGGAAGCCTCGGGCAGCGGCGCGGCGGTCCTCTTCAGCCTTCAACACCAGTTTCTGGGTCTTCTCAGCCTCCAATGCGTCGACGCGAAAGCTATCGTCGGGCACAAGGTTGCTGAAACCGTCGCCCTTGTTCAGCTTTCGCGCATTGGAAATATCATTGAGCTGCTTGTCCAGCGCTGCGATCTGCTGGTCCAGCGTGTCTTCGCGACCGATGTTGAGTGCAGCATCCCAGGCGCCTTTGGCCGCGTTTTTGACGGAGTTCCAACTGGTCTCAAGGTAACCGAGGTTCTGCTTGATGGACGTGGAAGTGCGGTTCAGGCCATCCTCATAAGCTGCCGTTGCTGCTGCGGCGGCTTCCTGGGTTTTCCCCTGTTCCTGCAGCGACTTGATGTGCTCGTACGTGGTCGCGGTCAGGAAATTCATCGACTCATTGAGCTTCAGAATCTCAGCTACTGGGTCCTTCGCAATCTTTTCGAAGTTTTTTACCGTTTCCTCGGCCGCCTGCCCTGTGGCCGACTCGTACTTTATCGCCGCCTCAGCGATACCCTCAAACGCCTGTATTGGAATACGCGTAGAGGTCGCCAACTGCGCCAGAACGCCAGAGGCTTTGCCGACCGTGCCACTGGACTGCGCGATTTGCTGAGCCAGCGTAGAAAGCTGACCGGCGGTGGTGCCTACGGTATTCCCGGTCATCGCCAGCGAGGTGTTGTAAGCCGTAGCTTCGTCACTGCCCTGCTTGTAGGCCAAAGCCAGTACAGCGGCCGCTGCGGCGGCGACCGTGAAAGGATTTACCAGGCCGAGGATGTATCCGCCCAGGGCCTTTGCAGCGGGTACAACACCGCCGAACATATCCTTGAGTTGGCCACCCTGCTGCAAGAACACCGTCATGGGGTTCTGCCCGGACTGCAGTGATACGGCGATGTCGGTGAACTGTGGCGGTATTCCTCGAAGGCTGGATGCGTATTGCTTTGCAGTTTGCCCATTCTTGAGCATTACCTTGTCGGTCTGCTCAATCGCCGCGCGCTGCTCGTCCAGCTTCTTTTTGTACACATCAAAATCAGTAGTTTGGAGCCTGCCAGCTTTCCGGTGGGCCTGGAGCTGCTCTTCCATTTTGTCGAGGCGACTGTATGCCGCCACGACAGGATCGATGCGACCAACGAGCTTATCCAGCTGACCAGCCTGATACGCGGCTTCCTTGGTTGCAGACTTGAGCGAACGCTGGGCACGGTCCATACCCTTTTCAAAGCCGCCAGTGTTGGCCACCAGATCGACCGTCAGTTGGCCAAGTGAATCAACAGCCATAAATCACCTCTTGACCGACTGCAGCAGCCTGAATAGATCCTGCGCAGACGACTCAGCCTCATCAACCACCTCACCGCGCTTTGGCAGGAAGTCGTCAAAATCGGCCTTTCCGCCGTGCACGTTGTTGAGGATGGTGGCAAGCAGGGCAAAACCCCGCTCCATTCTCAGGCCAGGGTTAAGGGTTCCGTTCTGCTCGACGTACGCCATCCACGAAAGCCACTCGTTGTAGGTCAGATTGGCTTTCGCTTCGGCGATGGTTCGCCCGCCGATTCCGTTAAGCACCAACTCGTGCCAGAACTCTTCGGCGGGCCCTATTTTTTTGGCTTTTCGCCCTGGCCTGCACCGTTCGCTTCAGAAATAGCGTTGAGCAGAACAATGGTCAGTTCTGCGGACAGAGGGCCGTGCCCGGACGCCTCCGAGCCCACCACATCCTCAACGGTGAACACCGGGGTTCCGTCTTTCTTGAGGACGTTGGCCGCGATCCGGGTCGCGAGGAAGTCCGCGCCCTTGTCCTGCTCTTTCCAGCGCTCGGTCAGCTCCACAAACGATTCTTGCCGGATGTAGATGGTTGCTTTCTGCGGCTTGCCGCTAGAGTGCCAGGTGATGTCCTTCTTGACTGGCGGCGGGGAGAACGCTCCGGCGGCCTTCAAAGCCTGAATACTGAGATCCATGTTTTTTCCTTACGGCGCGATGACTTTAGGGACGAATACCGGATCACCCGAGACCTGGATGCCGACGGTGGACTTCACAACATCATTCAGCGCGAAGCTGAACGGGAAGCTGTTCATGTAGCCCTCGAAGGTGATCCAGGTGCGGGTATTCGGCAGATCAAAATCGACTTCCAGCCCGACAACAGCAGTTGCAGCCGCGCCGGTACCACCGCCACCGCCGGTGAGTGCAATGGCCGGCGCCGAGGTGTAACCAGAGCCAGGGTTAGTGATGGTGAAGCCGGTCACCGAACCGCCCGAGACGATCGCCGTAGCCGTCGCACCGGTACCGCCGCCGGTCAACGCTACCGAAGGGGCCGAGGTGTACCCGGTGCCCCCGCTGGTGAGCGTGATGGACGAGAGCGAACCTTCCTGAGTGACGGTCGGAGGGATGCCTTCCAGATCGCCCTGGGCGTTCACGATTCGGCCGTCAGACCAGCCAATCGCCCAAAGCAATTTGGTGCCGGCGGTCTTCAGGCGGTGGAGGCGGACGTGGGCCGGAGATTGTGGATCGATGTTCAGGCCAAAAGATGCCGAACCAGGCTCAGCCAGACCCGCCTCATATTCCCGGGCGCTGGAGTTCATGCAGGTCGTTTCGATCTGCGCAATGCTGGTGTCGATCCCGTCCAGGGAGGTAAAACAGCCAACCACCAAAAGAGCTTTGGTGAGCGGGTCGATGGCGTAGAGGTCCGTGCCTTGGGTTTTAATGGTCAATTTGTACTCCCCGATTTTCCTGGAAAATCACTTTTGAGCGGGCATTAAAAAAACCGCCGAAGCGGGTCGTTCTTTTCTGGTTCATGGCTACAAACTCACCAGCCAGGCAACGTCGAAGCCTTTGCGGTAGCTGTGAGTATCCTTGTCCTTATCGTCGATCCCGAAACCGGTGATATATGCGTGCTGGGCAATCACCCGGCGCAGAGCGAGCACCACCTCCTCTGCAGACGATGCTGTTTCGGCGTACACGTCGACCTGAAGGCCATAGCGATCCGTGCTTGGTACGCAGTTGAGGAAGTTGATCGGCGATCCGCTGACGACCTGCCAAACAGCATAGGGCCGTGCTACCCCCTCTGGCGCCTCGCCGTGCGGGTAAAGGCGTGTGGGGCCGGTACCAAGCAGTGCAGTGACGGCCAAGCTTGCGGAGCACACCTGAAAAATCGGCGCGGTCATTCATTCACTCCCAGCTTGATCAGCTGATACTTGGCCGAGCTGAGGAATTCCTGAAACAGCTGCTCGCGGTTGTTGGCCAATGCTGGCCGGAGAAACGGTTTTGCCCGGTTCTTTTCGGTTCCAAGCTCCACCCACCACCAGTAGAACGTGTTCCCGCCCTTCTGGCCGCGCTTGCGCATCCGCACGCCTACCGAGATCACTACGGCGCCAAGCTCCTCGCCCAGCGCTTTGCGCTCCACCATCGCCAGGTTGGCCGGAATGAAGTTGGCGGTCTCCGGGTCATCGATGCGCGCGGCGCGATCCTTGGCGTCAAGCAGCACGATATCCATGGCGTCCTTTGCCGCCGGCGTGACCACCTTGCGGCGCATCTCCTCTGTCAGACCTTTGAACCTGGCTGATAGAGCATCGGCGCCTTTTAGGTTGTAGGTGACCCAGTCAGCCATCTTTCACCCCAGAAGACACCAGCAGCGTGAGATATTCCTTGCGCGAGTTGGGGTCCAGCAGAGGCGGCCCAACGATTGCGCAAACTGCACCGCTATTCAGCACAATCCGCATCGCAGCGGTGATTCCTTCGCGGTAGCGAATAACAACTCGGCTTTTGGCCTCAGATTGAATAGCCTGCGCCGCGATGAAATCACGGGCGCTCAAGTCCTCGACCGAAGCCCAGACGTTGGCGAAATCAACCCACTGATCCGTCAGCTGCTCGCCGGTTACCGGGTGCTGTGATGTCACCTTGTGCTGGATAAGAACGCGATGCCTCAGTTTTCCGGCCTGCATCAGAAGCGCTTCCTGTACCAGAGCAGCCTGTCGACTGCGAGAGGGACGGCCGACGGCGCACCACCCATGACCACGGCCTCGCGATTTGAGTACCAGTGCCCGACGAGCAGCAAAATAGCCTGCTCAACGTCCCGGGTAAGCCCCATTTCAGCGGGATCGACCGGGTCACCATCCACGAGCTTACGGTCGCAGTGCTGTTCGACGTGCGCCTTGGCCGCTTCGAGATAGCCACCGATCAAGGTGTCCTCTTCTTCAACGTCTACCCGCAGGTGGAGCTTCACGAGCGCCAGGTCGATCATTTACTTGCTCTCTTTCGGCGCGGCCGGCTTCGAACCCTTCGGTTTGGTGACCTTCGGCTTGCCGTCGTCGCCGATTTCCTCCACCAAGCCCTTGCCGATAAGCGTGTAGCTGTACTCATCGTCAGCCTCATCGAACACCTGGCCGCGCTTCACCTTGGCTGACTCTGCTTTCAGCAGATCCGCGCTCCCCGTGAAGCCCCACAAAGCTTTGATTTTCATGCTGCCTCCAAAAACAAAAAAGCCGACGCTATGCCGGCTTTGTGATGGTTACGTGCGATTCAGGCTTACTTGGGGAAGTTGCCCTTGACCAAAGCTTCCTTGCGGCGCACGCCGAGGCCAAGACGCTCTTCTGCCAGCAACGCCATCATGTTCTTGATGAACATGTCGTTGATCAGACCCATCTTGAACAGATAGGTCATACGGTCAAAGAGGATTGCAGCACGAGCGAAGTTGGCGATCAGGAATTCGCCGCCGTCGTCCGCATCGCCCTCGTCCATGCTGTCCGAGGTGATGACCGGACGGCCCCAGAGGATCGGGGTAACCAGGCCCTGCAAGTTGGCGAACAGATAGCGATTTTCACCGTCCTTCTGCAGCTCGATGTTCATCCAGTCGAGCTCGCTCATCACGACGCCATCGGCAGAGAGCTTCGACTGCTTGCGAACCTGGTAGATGCCGCGGCGCACGATGTCGATCGAGGTATCGCCCGCCTTGGTCAAGGTAGCGTCGTAAACAGTGGCCTGGGTCATGAGGCCGTTCAGGTTTTCGCCAGTACCATCACCTTTGAGGATCTGGTTTTCCTCTTCCAGTTTCAGGTCGTAGCGCAGCAGCTCCTGGATATACCCCTGCATCTGGGGCACGTCGGCCAACGCTTCTTCGGTTACCGGCATCCATACTGCGATCTTTTTGACGCGGTCAGTTACCGGTTCGAAAGTCACATCGCTAGTTGGCTTGGTGCCACCTTCTGCCACCGGAGCAGCGCCGCGAGTATGCAGCTTCTCGCGGAAGTAGGTGTAGCTCTGCCCGGTGACGGGGATGGCGGTGAGCAGGTCGCGAATGCGCAGTTCCTGGCGAATGCCTGGCTGGATGACCGGATCATAAATCGGCGCAACGATGCCAGCGCTGGTGACCTTCACTTCCTTCATGGCGGCCAGATCGGACTTGGTGACCTCGATTTCGGCACGGTTCGCCGAGTTCGAAGACAGCGACTTGTAGCTGTCATCGCTCTTGATCATATCGATGAACGATTTACCCTCGCCCGGGCCGCCGCGCAACTTTACGCCCTTCTGCTCCAGATCCTGGACCTGGTCGATAACCTTTTGCAAATCGCCCTTTTGATCCTCGATCTGCTTCTTCAGGTCGCCGGTGACCTTGTTGCCTTTCTGGACTTCGTCCATGGCTGCATCGTATTTCTTTTGAAGCCCTTCGAAGCCGCTTTTCAGCTGCTGATCAAGGGATTCTTTCAGTTCTTTTACTTCGCTCATGGTGCTACTCCGAAATGGTGGGTGAACAGGTTGGAAATGTCTTTCAGCTCATCCACGATCGCCGTGGCCTCGCTGCCGCCGTCACGGCGCAGCGCGGAGTAGCCGAGCGAAGCGACTGCCGCCGCTTCCTTCTGCGAGAGCCCCATGCGTTCACGCAGGGCATTCTCGAAAAGTCTGATGTCCGACTTCACGCTGAGAACTTGGGCATCCGGGTTCATGCCAAAAGGCACGAACGAGGCCTCCCACAGTTCTGCGGACTTGATAACGCGGACCTGCCGGCCGGCACGCTGCTGGAAATCAGCTTCCAGCGTGTTGAAGCCGATGGACATGCTGTCCAGAGAGCCGTCCTTCATCAGCTCGTAGGCGTCACGGGCGTAACTGACCTTTAAGTTCACCTGGCCTTTTACATAAAGGCCGTGATCGTCCTGATTGAAGTCAGCAGTGCCGACTAGCCGAGTCAGGTCGTGATACAGCGCGAGCTTCAGTTTCCCGTTACGAGTGGTCTTCACACTGGTGAACGCGCCTTTCACGATGACGTCATCACCTAGGTCGACATTTTCGAAAACTGCGGCGTAGCCCTCGAAGTTGCCGGCTTCGTCGGCCGCCTTCACCTCAAATGGGCAGTCAAGTTTGCTGAGCATTTTTCTGGATCTCCCACCGGGTAACCTGGTTGTATTCATCGCCTTCCAAGGGCAATTCGTTTTCCTTCTCGCGGACTTCGTTGATCGTCATCCATCCCGACCCGCCAGACCCGCCGAGCGCCGCCTGGTAGTACGAAGCGCGCCCAGCACTGTCGGCTCGCAGCAAGCCCTCAACTTTGAATTCGACAAAGCGCGAGCTCTTGCCATAAACCTTGTCGTTGAACTCGTCCTCGACCACATCGATGTATGGTTTCAGGCCGAAAGTGATGAACCCGGTGAGCTGCTGCTCTAGGTTTGAACCCATGATCGATGTCTTGCCAGCACGATTAGCCAGCCAAAGTGGCACGCCGTAGATGCCGGCCATGGCCTCTTCTTGAAACTGTTGGGACTCGATAAATTGGGCATCTTTCTGGCTGAGCCCGGCGGGCACGATTTTGGGATTGCCCTGCAGGATGGCCATCTTTCCTATGTCGTCGGCATCTGCCTTCCTGACGTCTGGAAATTTGGCCATGATTTGAGATTCCTGTTGCTTGGTCAGGAAGTTCTCGTAGATCACATAACCACCAGTGAAGCCTCCCTTGCGCATGAACCGGGACGACCACTGTTGGCCAGCCTTTGCGAGACCCATCGTCTCTGCCTGGTACTCAATCGGCGAGAGCCCCACAATTCCGTCCAAGCTGAATAGCTTGAAGTGCAGCATGTTCTCCGGAGACACCGGAAACGGTGCGCCCTCTGAGGGCGTGACCAGGTAAAGCAGGCCATCCTCGATATCGATCTTGACAGTGTCGTACTTCAGCGGCACAAACCCAGTGGGTTCACCGTGACGATTTCGCTCGATCAGGGCGAACGCATTGCCCCGAATCGCCATATTCACCACGACGAACTTGAGAAAGTTGAGCATCGTCATGTATGGGTTCGGTTTTCTGAGCAGTTTCAACGCCCCATCGTTTTTGCCGACCTGCTTGCGACCACCACTGGTATCTTCGTATAGCTTCAGCGGTAGGCCGCTGAGCGATTCGGAAAGGATTTTCACGCACGACCAGACCATGCTGATTGAAAGCGCAGTTTTGGTGGTTACCTTGATGCCCGCCTTGGTCGTTTTTCCGCCGACCTCAAGATCTACTTCAACGTAGTTGCCCGTCGCCGGATCGGTGTAACCGAAAAATCCCCAGGTGCTTGGCCTGAACAAATTAAATGCCATGGTCAGCCTACTAGTCCGAAAAAGCCGTTATTGAGGTAGTCGTCCATGCCTCCGAGCGCCTCTGGATTCAGAGAAAGCAACGAAACTGCGTTGAACGTGGCCATGAGTGGGTCAATTTTCGCGGTACCCGACGCCTGCTTGGTGATGAGGAATGCGTTTGCCGATGGCACGCCCTTCGCGTTACCACAGGCCCAGGCCATCAAAGGCTGGCCGCAATGCAAAAACGCGCCTTCAGCAAGCTTTCGCTCGGTGGTTTTGATCGCACCGGTGAGCTTCCAGCCCTGGGATATGCCGATAATTTTGTCTTCCTCGACGCCAGCGTCAGCCAGCGCATCGAGCACGGCGCCGATACCAGCGGGGTCAAGGCCAACTTTGTCCAGCAACCCGGCTTGGTTTATGCGAGCCACCGTCGCAGCGAGGTGCTCGACATCATCACCGATCTTTTTAACCAGAGTCAGATCACCGACAGCCGCAAGATCCATGAGTCGCGGCGCTTCGGTTTTCCGTCGTGTAAGCACAGATGGGTGAGCGTACGCGTGAGCCCAGTGCAGCCAGGTGCGCGAGTCACGAACTCGGCCCATGACTGCGAGCCCCAGCAGATCATCGAGACCACCACCGTCGACACCGACGACGATCACCTCGCAACGCTCGATGAGTGAGTCGAGCGTCAAGCCGGCTTCGGCCTGAGGCTCCCAAAAGTCAGCACCCACCCAACTGTCCGACATCAGCGCGAGGCCGATCTCGATGTTCAGGAATTTGGCGAGGAAGCCGCGCACCTCAGCTTCACCATCCATCTCGGCCTGCATAAACAGGCGTTCGAGGGTCGGCCTGTCCACCGAGTAACCCATATTCGGGTTCACCAGGTGGAAGTTCTCAGGCCGGCGAGCCTCTCCGCTCTCGATCATCTCGGGCGGAAACTCGTAGATTACCGGAAGGAAACGCGGGTCTTCGATCCGCCCCTCGCGCACACCTCGGGCATAGCTCAGTTTCGATCTGAAGATGCCGGCCGGCGGCTCGTTTGACTGAGTCGTCAGCCAAATAATGAAGCCCTCAGGCCTGGACAACAGCCCGCCAGTGGCCTCGCGGATCATATCCGGTGCCTTGACGTTCTTGCCGAACAGCCAGGCTTCATCGATCAGCACCCCGACAGCCTTTTTGCCGCCAACCACGTCACTGTCAGCCGCCACCACCTTCAGCGTGGCGCCTGTTTCCCGGTGCGTGATGAGCTTCAGGTGAGGCTGCACATGGAGCAGTGCGCTCAGCTCTTCATCGTGTTTGACCATTGCCGCACACGGCTTGAAGGCGTTGTCGGCAATTTCCTTGGTGGGCGCCAAGATGATGAATTCAGCTTCAAGCCGCCAATTGCGAATCAACGCCGTCAGCATGATCGCGGCGGCGATCGTGGACTTGGAGTTCTTCTTTGGGATGCAGAGAAAATACTCACTGATCAGGCGGTGTCCTGTCTCGCTGTTGTAGCTCCCAAAAATCGCTCCGGCAAAATCGATTACCCAGGGCGCGCAAGCCGACTCAATAGTTGGGCAGCCTGGCGCGTCGACGATCTTGAGCGAGCGAAAAACCTCCAGGCCCTCTTCAGCTTCAGCCGGAAAAAGTGGTGCTGGGATTATTGATTCACCGACAGAGAGGCGCCGCCACCAGTCCGGGCAGGCAGTTGTCCATTGCATGACCTACCTCTTGACTACAGTGAGCGGCGGCTTGCCCGCGGCGTATTTACCTTTCCCCGCCTCTTTCGCGGCGTCAGCCTTAATTTCTTTCTTGCCAGCCTCGCCCTTTTTGCCGTGCACATAGGGCACAGCGGTCTGAGCTGCGTTTCGGCGATCAAAGATTTTTGCCTTGGGCTCATTCATCAGAGCCAAGAGCCAGGCGAGGGGATCTTCAGTGGTGGGCAGGCAGTCGAGGTACTCGCCGCCGCCCTCATCCTGTTCGGGTGCCTGGTCGTCAGCGCTCGGTTTCTGCTTGCGCTGCTTTTCGGGTTTAACACTCAGCTCAGATCGGCGCGCGAGAATTGCACTGCAAATCTTCGGGTCATTTGCCCATCGTGAGCCGGCGGCGGATGCCGTGGAGGCCTTACAGCCTGCGGCTTCTGCCGCTTCTTTGTTTGACGCACCCCGAGCCTTAGCGTCAACAAACTGTCGTTGTTTGTCTGTTAACACCATTAACAAAATACCTTGGGGTCGGGAAAAAAAGTGCGAATGGGATCGGGCGCGGTCTGGAAGCGATACACCCCCTATATTTAGACCCCCCCCTCCATAGCGATCCTCAATCGCACCATTTGGGTGCGATTTAGATGGGAATTCATCTCATTTACGGAGGCCTACCAGACCCGCACGGCACCTGCCTCATCGGCCTGCTTGACCGAGTCATGGCAAAGCTTGCACAGGGTCTGCCAGTTGGTCCTAGCCCAGAAGAGCGTCATGTCACCGCGATGGGGCTCGATGTGGTCGACTACAGTGCCTGCTGTTACGCGGCCAAGGCGCTCGCAATAGACGCAGAGCGGATGGGCGTGGAGCCAGCCCTCACGAGCCTTCTGCCACTTGTAGCCGTAGCCACGCTGGGCAGAAGTTTCTTTCGTTGCGCGCCATGAGTTGGTGTTGACGGCGACAAGGCGATCAGGCTGAGTCTTGACCCTGCTTCCCAGCGTCTTCAGCCTTCCCATCAGATGGCGCTCCGTTGTGTGGTCTCGGTGAAAGAACCAAGGCAGCACGCTCTGCTGCGATCCTCAGCCACTTGACAGCTCGCGCTCGGCGGGCAGCGCATCCGGTGCAACTCATACCGGGTCACCCTCAACGATCAGGTCGCGACCGTTGACCATGAATACCACCGTCACCTGCACGGGGCCGCCACTCTCGCTGCTCATACTGGTGCTGACCTGGCACGGCAGGATCGTACCGTCCTCTGTGTGCAGGCCGAACGGGCGATAGTCTTCGATCTTCTCAGGCGGGCGAAGATCGCCGAGTCGCCTGATCAGTCGAGGATCATCACCTATCCGCTTCAGTACCAGCTTCATGAGGAAATCTCGATCTTGATGCCGTGACGCACAATCCAGTCAATGAAGCCTGGCGCGATCTCGTTTTGACCAGTGATCCAGTACCACGCCGCCGCACAGTTGAGCAGTGGCATAAACCACCAGCGCCGCGTGGTCTTCAGCTTGAGTTCGATCCTGGCCATCACTCCACCTTCCGACTTGGCAGCTTGAAGTCCGTGACCCGATCAGCTATCGACCTGATCTTCTCGACACCCAGGAAGCCAACCCAGCCACCTGCGAAGGTGGCCATGCTCTGTGGCAGACCGAAGAAGTCCAGCCCACTGATAATGGTCAACGTCAGGCCGCCACAGATCGCGCCCTCCACCAGCATCTGGCGCCGTGTTCCGCCGCCGTAAGTGATGCGCAGGACGGCCATGGCGCACGACAGCGCAGCCGCATAGAGGATTGGCGAATGCTGGCTCATCCACGCAAGCACAATCGCCCAGGTATCCGGCTTGTCTGGCATGTTCGGCATCTCAAATTCCTCCCTTTCGGGAAGTGAATAGATCCGGCTCCAGCAGCACTCCCAGCTCGAAGCGATGGACGTGGTGGAGCCGAAAACGAAAAAGCCCCGGCGAATGCCGAGGCTCTGTGAACTACAGAAAGCAAAAAGCCCAACTCAGGGTCGGGCTTTGCTCGCGGAAAAACCGCAAAGTAACGAGAAATCTATATACCGGGACCGGGGATGTCAAGCGGCTTGACGACGAATATCTAAAGCCCCGTCAATCCAGGCGACACCGGCCTTCCAAAGCCCTCGAGTCTTCTCCTCACCGAAGCCAATCCTCTTTCCGACTTCCATCAGCGAACTGTCGCGGGTGGTGTAGTACCTCATTAGCACCTGGCCGCATTCGGGATAGCGCTTGATCAGTCGACCCATCAGGCCATCAATCATCAACGCGTCGTCATCGGTGATCATCGGCGACAGCACGGTGTTCTCGCGAGAGGCGCAGCAGGACACACCGGAGCCCAGGACAACCCAACGACCCCAGTGCTCGAGCAGATCCTCGGCGGTGCGTTCTTTAAAGTTCGGCGTAAAGGCCATGGGTCAACCCTCCTTGGGTGCATTGAGTGCGCGGCGACCAGGTCGTGCTAAGACCATGTTCTGACACGCATGGATTGCCCGGCAGAACTCGTCGCGATCCATTGGATGCTCTACCGGAAGCTTTAAGTACTCATTCCAGATACCAGCAAGAAGGCCAGCAATAAACCCTTCGCGGTCCGTCAATATGATCGACATGGCTCAATCCCCTGTGAAGTTGGTGGCACCTGGGCCACGGCGGTTGTTCCCGTTGTATTGCGCCTCAGCACCGGCAGGCTTGAAGCAGTTGAATTGCGCGATTTGATGCTCGGCAGCTTGGAGCCGGATGCTTAGCTGCGTCACCAGCACATCCAGCGGCAGCGCCTCGCCGGTTTCGGCGGTGACCCAGCCCGACGCGCTGCACTGAATGCACGCCAACTCATGGAAGACGCCCTTGATCACCGCGCGACCACGGCATGCCGGGCACTTAGCCAGGTCCAGTTGAGCTGCTCGGAATGCTGGACCGTGGGACTTCTTCACTTAGCCTCCAGCAGTCGCTTGTGGGTTTCGTACACATCGTCACCGTTCGGCAAATGAGGTTCGTGATGTACGCGGTACTTGTCGCCACCCCGCATGCGCACCTCAAGGACCGGATCGTGATTCACGGTGCAGACGAAGATGGCGCTGATATCGGCCGGGTTCACGGCGAGCCGGGTGCGCTTTAGGATCTGAATCAGCATTTTTAAACCTCGCCCTTAACAAATTGTGGTTCTGGCTCGCAGACCCCGCCGTTCAAGGCGTCTACGAGGTTTTGCGAATCTTCATATCTAACGCCTGTCTGCGTGTGAATCGCCTTGAAGCCACGCGCATCTAACCAGTCGTGCCACTTCACCAGAGCCAACCGGCGCTGCTCCTTGGCCTGGGTGTTGATGTAGGTCGAGGCGATCTTGCCCAGGGAGTGGTTCAGCAACATCTCGCCGATGTGGCCGTCGACACCGAGGTCAGTCCAGGCAGTACGGGCCACCTTGCGTAGGTCGTGACTGGTCCAGGCGCCCTGCCCCAACCGCGTGAAGACGGCGCTCGCCTGGTTGTCGCTCAGCGGCTTGCCACGGCCTGACGGGAACAGGAAGGCACCTGCATAGCCTTGGGCGGTCTGGCGGTCACGGTAGCGGCGCAGCAGTGCGACGACTTGGTCGGTCAGCGGCATCCGCAGCTCGGTCTTGGTCTTGGTGTGTTCGGCCGGCAGGAACCACTCGCGCTCCGGCAGCGTGATATCCGCCCAGCGCGACTGGCGGGTCTCACCGATGCGGGTGCCGTGGCACAGCATCATCAAGGCCAGCATCGCGTCCCCCGGCGCGCGCTCGAAACGCTCGGCCAGCAGCATCACCAACTCGGGCACCTGCACATCGCGCAGTCGGGCGGGCTTGGGCTGGATTCGCGCCGATGTGAAGTTGCTGAACTTCAGCTCGGCCATGGGGTTAATGGGTATCAGATCGAGCTTGCGCGCCTGACGAAAGGCCATGGCGAGCAGCCGGTACAACTGCTGGACATACGACAGCGACAGCTCAGCCTGGGCCGGCCACATCAGCAGCCTGTCCAGGCTCTGCGCACTCACATCCCGAAGCAGCAGATCGTCCAGGCGCGGTTTGAGTTGGCAGCCGATCGCGGACTTGATGGCCGCGCGGCGCTTGTCGGACAGTGCCCGCGACCTGGTCATGCGGTCACCGAACCAATCCAG